GGCCCGTACTCTTGCTTCTTCTTTTCAATGCGAGCCGCTTCCTCGAGTTGTTGCTTGCGCTTACCCTCGGCTATCAGTTCTGCAAAAGAATTTAGTTTGTTACTCATCAAAGTTAAAGTCGTCGAATGAAACCGTGGTCGATACCTTGTGTTCCATATCTATGTTTATGTTCTGGGGTTTATTGTCTTTACTATTTAACTTAGAACTTTTGTTGGGTTTAAAATCAGTTGGTGTATCGAGTTCATAAATTTTCAACTTCGCGTTATCCACACCTAGTATAAACCGTTCATCCAGAGCAACACCCCGGTAACGGTTCTTTAACTGCCGGTACATGACTTGATTTAGTTCCTTTAACTCAGCAGTATTTATAATAGCTAAAATCCAGTCTGCAATCATAGAAGTACCCGCCGACTCAGATACCGAAGTCATATCTACGTCAGAGTTATCAACACCCGAGCGATTTGTCTGGGTTGCTGTAATTAGTGCAAAGTCAAACTCAATTGCAAGGGCTCGCAATTCTTTCCCCACAGATCCTACTACCACATAAGTGTTATGCACAGACCCGGCCTTATAGAACTCAGATGCACAGATGTTCATATAGTCGATAATAACCATATCTGGAACAAAATTCTGCTTGGTCTTCAAGTCAGCCAACAACGCCCTAAAGTGGGCTGCAGAAGCCGCCCCCGTTGGGTACTCTTTGATAATCAGTTTACCCGAAGTACCATTTGTAACCATCTTCTTAAACCGCGCATTAAACGTGTCTTTAGGTAGCGTATCTAGGGTCTCAAAATCCACATCCATCAAGTTCACGTCAAATCGCCGACCAATCTCCTCAGCCGCCATCTCCATCGTAATATAAAGAACATTAAACCCGTTCTTCAGCGCACCTGCGCCAACATTAACCATATCCCGAGTCTTACCTCCATGAGGTGGAGCCAAGAACACATTTAAAGTCTTTTTAGGGAACCCACCTTTTGTGATAAGGTCAAACTTACTAATTCCAGTTTTAACCCTAGACTCAGTGAGGTGATAATATTCGTAACGAGCCGCTGCATCATCAATGTAGCTATGCCCAACCGTAGTATCAAAACACACCGCGAGCGCCGTAGAAAGAATACTAGGTATAGCCTCAGAGGTCTTATCCTTAGACTGTCCATCGGCGATTAGAACTGATTCGCGCAGCGCGTTGTAGATAGCTTTTTGCTTACAGAACTCTTCAGTCTGCGTTACTAGGTAATCTAGGCTCTCGGTAAACTCTTCCGTATTGTTTACAAACCCAACCATAGTCTTATAAATCTCAGCGGAAGACTTTAACTTCTCAATCTCCAACAACATCGCCTGTTTAGAAGGGAGTTGGTTATGTTTAGAAAAGAACCGGGTGTAAATCTTGATAAAGTTCTTTTCTTCTTTTGTACTAAAGTATTCGTCTTTTAGATGCGGGATGACCTTTCTAGAGTATTCTTCATTGGAGAGTAATTGCGAGAATATTAGGTTTTCTATTGACATTTATTTTTATAGGTCTGATAAATTTAGAAGAGCAGCGTAGACCTTAATTCTACTACTGCTCTCGTGGAAAACAAGCTCTAGGGATAAGATTTATTCTGTGTCGTCTTCTAAGTCTACAACATCGGGTGAGGGCATAGAACCACTGCTTAATTTAAAGTTGTCACCAATCCACTTGTCAAACCTAGGGTCTTTCAACAACTGATCCCAAAATTCGATAGAGTCTGTTTCTTTAGCTCTCCATTTCTTTGGTTCAATAACGCCGTCTGAGTCTACCCTAGAATACCAACCGTTTGATGGTTTCTGTACAAGACCAGCAGACAACGCAAGGTCTAGTAGACCGGAATATTTTTGAATACCGCTACCGTAAAGAACTCTAAAAGTCATCTTAGCTTTTTCTCGAACAAAACGAGACTTTTCAGCGTTTAGAGTAAAGTTCCATCCAAGAAGCTCGGTACCATCCTTTTCTTGAGATTTTCCAATAATGAATGCCTGATTCGCAGAATATATGAGACCTGTATTGTGAGTTACAACACCGTTCTCTAGAACATAATGTTCAGCACCTTCTACTGAAATATCATAAACTTGTTTCTTACCAACTTTTTCAACTTTAACAATTTTCATACCATTCCTTTATTTCATTAACTAAATTTAGAACACACATATCTTTATCTTCCTTGTATGTCTTTTCCCACACCGTAAAAACTTTGAAACCTCTTTTCTCAGCTGCTAAAAACTTTGCATCATCCGCACTCTGAGTCCAATTTTTGTTTGACTCAGAGTGCCAATAATTTCCATGAAATTCTACTATAAAATCCTTCGTAGTATTCGTAAAGTCATATAAATATATGCCTCGTTTTACACTAGAGTAGATAAAAAATTCTTTGTTTAAATCGTCATGATATAAACTATCGTCGGGGTAGAATTTTTCAAGTTTATTACAAAACTCTCTAGATATCTCAGACACAAAGGTTTTATTTCTGGATTTTTTAAATATTTCTGCAATTTTTGATATACCATCTTCTTCTGAAATTCCGCGCTTGATATAAAAAGATATATGCCTTGGGTTATCCGATAATCGCTCTTCTTTCGTTTTTAAACCAGAAATTCTTTTTAGTGTTTCACCGGACTCTTTTAATTTTTGTCTTTTAAGATATAAACCATCCTCTACAGAGTACCCTCGTTTAAGATAATATTCTATACAAAGCCAAGAATTTTCAGGATTGAAGTCACCCCTCTGCTTAGAAAAATATGATTGATACTCCGAAACTTGCTCTTTTGCTTGCTCTTCTGTAAACCCCTGTTTTATCCAATATTCAACAGATCTTTTACTATTTCTCTTTTGTGATAAAGAAACCATTTGCACAGATTCTTCTTCATTATACCCTAGAGAAATCCAATATTCTGGGCATCGATTTGAATTTTTTCTAATAAAAGACTGGGTTATTTTATTAGCTTCTTCTAATGAAATGTTATGTCTTTTGGAATATTGAAGAGGATCTTTTGAATTATATAATTTCTTAGAATTAGATAGTGCAACTCCACCCGCTAATCTTGAAATTTTATTACATTCATATGAGCAAGTTTTAAACGCTTTAAAATCATTTAGTTCAGAACGAGCTCTATGATATATATTTTTACATATTTTACAAACTCTCCAATTTATATCCGACTTATACAACTCAATTAGTAGAGGGTCTCTAACTCCAAGGTTATACCAATACACACCAAAATTAGTTAATGATCCAATATACAAAAGACTCTTTTCTATTGAAGATTCCCACGATCCTCCACTTTTTTGCAATTTTCTAAATTGCGCGAGTTTAGAATCGCTAAATTGGAAAACCCATTTAGGGTATTTCGAAGCCGTATAAGTATTAAAGAGTTCTATACTCTCTGAAAAGGTCATATGTTTCCCTATATCTTTTAGTAAACATATATTTAACCTTTTTGATAATTACCCGAATAAAATAATGTCAGGCGTATAGAACAACTTCTTGACCAACAACCAATTCTTCTGCAGCAACCCATTCGTTACCAAGTAAAAATTTATGTTTGTCCGAACAAACAACTTTAAACCCATCTTCAAAAGTGACCTCATAGCATTCCGGGGTTCCGTCAATCAGAGTATCTGGGTTCCAGATATGAGTTACAACTTTATCGCCATCGAGGGTTTTAACATATTCACCAACACTAATTTCTTCGATAGATTTTAGCGCGTCGTTAGACATCATAATCTTAGTACCAGCAAGCAAGCATCCGCCAGAAATAATCTGCTTAGGATACATCCCCATATCGCTATACGTATGGCAAATTGCGATACATGGAATATCTTTATTCACCAATGAAGGTGTTACTATGCGGAAAAGTCCCTTAATATTTTTTGCTCTCTGCATTTCTGCAACAGTTTTCTCATCAAGTGCGTCGGTAAGTTCTTTCAAACTCGCTGTATTTCCAATAGAGTCAATTACGAAAATTACTTTATCGCCGCGCTTAATCTCTTGAAGTTGTTTCACGATATCGAACTTCAACATTTCTAGGTGGTCAATTGGAATATGAAGAACTCTAGAAGGGTCTACTCCATTAGATTTCAACATGTCAGGAGTCATCCCGCCTTCAGAGTCATACAATATACAAATTGCGTCATCATACTTATCTAGGTATGCTTTAACACAAACTAGGCTTGTAAGGCTCTTAAAAGACTTACTAGGCCCTGCTAAAAGCGTAAGCCCAGACGCAATCCCCCCATTCAATGAACCCGAGAACGCGATATTGAAAATTGGAATATCTGTAGGGATAGTATCTTTATCGTTGAACAGCACAGATTCAGATAGAACAGACGCAAATTTAGTCGGGCTGTTCTTCAGAAAGCGTTCCATCATTTTACTTGCCATTTTTATTTCCTTTAATTTAAAAATAGGGGTTTTGTATTTTAAATCAGCCCCAACACTGATTACATCATAATTTATTGTTTAGAAAAACTCATCTAAACTTGATTTTTCTTCAAGCGCCCAACCAACTGCTTCTAAAATATTTGTCAAGGGTTTCAAATATGTTTTTTCATATTGAGTATCGATGTCAATATACTTATGAAGACCAAACTCTTTTGGTAATACATCAACAAAAGCGATCACATTTTCTTGAAGTGGGTTGGGTAATTTAAGATATATAAATTTTATCTTATCACCCTCGACTATCTTGTCATACCTATCATATAACTGATTCTTCTCAAGCATATAATTGTACAAGAGCGATGCTCGAGGCCCAATAGGACACCCTTTTGCATAAGGTTTATCCGTACCAGTATATTGAGCTAAGTTATTTGCAGATGACGGGAAAGCAATTGCGCTTGGCTCTGAAGAATCAAACTTCTTTCTTGTTGCTATAACATTTAGTTTAAGCTGTTCTAGATTTTTGTCAATGATAAGCGCAATATCCGCTTTTAGAGCAGACCGAACCAACATTGGAGTCGAAGATCGAACAACCTCAATACCCATGATCTTATAGTCGCCCTCAGGATAACGAACACCCTCTGAGTCGTAGACTTTAAGTGCGTAACGTTTTTTTCCGATCCAAAATCCCCCCGAACATACGTTCTCTCGCTTAAAGTATATTGTTTTTACATAGTGATTCTGAACTCTTGCAATAGTGTCAGTAGCCTCATCAATAAATGGCCGCAACTTCTTTTCTACAAGATTGTCTAGGGCATCGACAATCTTCAAATCCGGTTTATCTTTCCAGTATTTCTCTACTACATTTTTCAATGTAAAGAAAACAGAATCTGTGTCCATGTAAACAACATAAGGGACACCAGAAGTCTTAAAGAACTCGTTAAAGCGTTTGTCGCAATGACCCGAAACAGTTTTAATAATATACTGACCCGTCAAAGTAATAGCCTCGCCAAATCGAGCATCATAGAATATGAAACCCGGTTGAAGGAAAACGCCATACAGCGAATTATTCATCACTTTCAATGCTTCTTGAAGAACGTTTTTCAGGTCGGATTCATTTTTAAAATTTACATCACCTGTATCAACATAGAGTTGTTTTAGCCGAAGCATCTCATTCTTAGCAACCCTACGATCACCCAAAACCTTTTCAATCACCCGAGGTACAAACCCTACTTTATCTTTAGAGAACATCACTCCGTTAGCGGCCAATGTAACATCATCGGTAATACCAAAATCTTTCAGCGTCTTACCCGATAACAAAGCGTCTACATCAACATTCGGTACGACACCCTTAAATGTCTCTGGAGATAAATTAAGACACTGCATAATACTAGGGTACAAAGCAGTCGCGTCAATACTTACAACCCAATCGTAGAACCCAGGAACAGGTTCGGCAACGTAAGCGCCAGGAATAGTACCACCACCCCTAGACTCTCTAGACACAGCAATATACTTGTTTTCTTTCAAGAGGGTAGATGCAATATAACACTCCCAATATCTAACTGGGGAAAATACATCTTCAAAGTTACTTTTAGTCAAATAAGCAACGCTAACACCAATAGACAACAATCCCTTCTTCTGATCAATCTCCGTCATCCGCTTTGTATCAATAATGTTGTATCGGGCGAATGTGTTTTTGTGTTCCTCAGATTCACAAAATTCTTTGAACGTATTAAACGGATTTTCCAATTTACCTACGCCTAGCTCTACCTTGGCTAAGTTATCTAGGGAATAGCTTTCTTGCTTCTTCAGTACAAATTTACGATACAACGCCTGCAAGTCATACATCGTTCGACCAACAATAGTATATTCGATACGAGTAGTACCCTGAATCTCGACCTCGCGCTCATCAATCACTCCAAAAGGTGATAATCGGTTAGCGGCTTCTTGACCCAATACGTTACGGATTCGGTTAATTAGGTATGGAGTATCAAATCCTTCACAATAGAACCCGTACATGATATCAGGATCTTCTACTTCAATGAACGTGATGATTCGTTCTAGGAGGGCTTCCTCTGATGGTAGAACTTCATAGTACCCGTCAGATTCTTCCAGTTCAACATCAGCCGTTGTAAAACAGGTTGTCTTGA